CCTGAGCCGCCACATCCTCCGCCGAGTGCTGGTACAGCCACGTCACCTTCGACCCGCGGTCGTGACCCATAACCGTCTGCACGTCCTTCTCCGGCACCCCGAGATCCTTGAGCCGAGTGGCGAACACGTGCCGCAGATCGTGAACCCGCGGCCACCACTCAGTCCGCCCGGTCTCCTCGTTCTTCACCTCGCGGGCCAGGCCCGCGGCCTGAATCGCAGGGATCCACGTCCGCCGGAAGTTGTGCCGGCGCAGGGCGCCCCCGTTCGGGCCGCGGAAGACCAGCTCTTCCGGATGGAGGTCCTTCCCGTCGCCGATCGGGGAGAGGGTGGCGACCGGCTTGAAGCGAGCCGACATGATCTGCACCGCTTCGATCGCCTCTGGGGTGAGCGGCACTGTCCGGAAACCGGCCACCGACTTGGGGGCCGCCTTCCGGAACAGGACGCCCCGGTCCTCGCTGAGCACTTCCTTCACCTTGAGGTGTTCGCCCTCAAGATCCATGTGCGCCCAGCGCAGGCCCGTCGCCTCACCCCACCGAAGCCCCGTCTCCTCGAGGAAGACGACGAACGGCCGGTACGTCCACGGCACATGCTCACGGATCAGCGCACACTGCGCCCGCGTCGGCGGCCGGGTGTCCTCGGCGTCCTTCTTCGGCGGTGCGTCCAGCTTCACCTCTGCGGCCGGGTTGAACGGAATCCGTTTCCCATCCCGGACCGCGTCCCGGAGCATCTGGTTCAGCAGCTCCAGCACCTTCCTGCGCGTGTGGTGCCCCTTCACCTCCGTCGTGACCCACTTCTGGAGCTCGATGAACTCGAGGTCGCACAGCCGCCACTGGCCCCACTTGGGCTCGAGATGGTGCCGCCAGTTGGACAGCTTCCTGTTTGTCGTCGTGACGGCCTTCTTCGGCTGTGCCGGCCACCACAGCTCCCACCACTTCGCGAGGGTGATCTCGCCGCGCTTCGGATCGCCGTACTCGCGGCGCCGTACGCGGGAGCGGACGTCGTCGAGGAAGGCCTCGGCCGCCTTCTTCCCGCCCTCGGCAATGGGGAAGTTCTTCGATTTCTGCTTGCCGACCGGGTCCCGGTAGCGAGCCTGCCAGGGGCCGATGCAGTCGCGCCGGCGCCGACGGTCCTGGTACTTCTCGCCGGGCGGGTATGTGGCCATACACTCCTGGCATCCGCAGATCTTCGACCGGATCTGCCGCGGGTTGTTCGACGCCCTACGCCCCATGCTTCACCACCTGCTCACTCCTCCGCTGCTCCGGTACGCGGGGAAGCAGATCGACGCTCTCCCCGCACCAGCAGCGTGCACCCAACTCGGGCTGCGGTACATGAAGTTCAGAGAGAACGGCCCGCACGGCGGTGACCCTGTGTACCTGAGCGATGGAGCCGGGGAGCGTGATGAGACCTGATTCGGGATCGTAGATCGGCGATCCTGATCGAACGGCGAAACTGATGCGCACACACATGGGTTACCCCCGGTTCGCAGGTAGAGCGGGTGCGGGAACCGAAGGGGGAGGGCATCGGCCGTGTGCACGACCGTACCCCCAACTGGTGGAATATGCGACCACTGTTGAACGTGTTGTTGCCGGAAACTCACACGGAGTGAGCGGAGTGGTCTATCGGAGACTCACGAGGACTTCGAACGGTTGCTCTCGGCGATCGCCCGCATCTCGATTTCCTTCATCTCCTGCTGCTGTGCCGTGAGTTCACGGAACAGAGACAGCAGCCGCTCCTCGGCCTCCGCGCTGAGCGGGCCCGGAACCTCGCGGTCGGCCGCCGCGAAGAGACGCTCGCGGCCGAACTTGGGGTACGCCGCGGCAAGCGCCTCGATGGCCTCACGGCGGGGCTTGCGCCTGCGGTGCACCCAGGTGCCAACGGCGGCCGAGGAGACGCCGATGGCCCGCGCAATGTCGCTGTCGCTGACCTGGTACTCGTCCTTCAAGGCAGCGAGAGCCTGCGCGAAGTCCTCGACTGGGGGGGTGTCCTCGGTCTCCACGCGCTTAGAGTGCACCGCGACTTCTACATTAAGCAAGCGAAAGTAGAAGCGTGGCGCAAAGCCATACGGCGCGCGACCTCCCCGTCACGCGTCGTGGCATATGCGCTTCACTACCACCATAGAACAGCCATTCGATTACAGCGGGAAGCTTCTCGGAACTTCTCGACAGTTCCCGTTGACAGGACTTCAACTTCAACTGTAGAAATGTCTCACCGCCCCGGGAACGGAGCGCCACCAACACCACCTGGCACGGGGATCACATGCCGAAACTCATCCGCAAGGGCGAAGGCAAGCCACTCAGAGACGCCATGGACCGAGCCCACCTCACCATCGAGGAACTCGCCCAAGCGACGAAGACCGTGGACCCGACAGGCAAGGGCATCAGCTCCGCCACCGTCGGCAACCTCGCCGGACGCGGAAAGACCTCCCGCAACCGCTGCGAACTCAGCACCGCCTGGTTCCTCGCCGAGGCACTCCGCGAACCACTCGACGACCTCTTCATCATCCCCGCCCACGTCTCCGTGAGCGTGAAGCTGAAGACCGCCCTGCGCGCCGCCAAGGCACTGGACATCCCCCTCCAGGACCTCGTTTCCATACCCCCACATTCAACTTCAACTGTAGAAAGGTCAAGGTCTGATGCAGCGCACAAAGCGTGAGCGCCGAGTCCCCCTCCCGGCCGGCATCGTCCCCCTGCTCACCCAGCGCGAGATCGAGACGTACTACGGCGTCTCCACCTGGCAGATCGACCAGTGGCGGAAGGCCGGGATGCCCGACGAGCCGTTCGCCGGCCAGGGCCGCCGCTACGACCTCGCGAAGTGCCAGGCGTGGCACGAGGCGAACGCGACGGACGGCCGCGCGTGGTCGACCGATGCGGGCGAGCTGGCCGCGACGGGCTGACGGGCCCCTTCCCTGAACGCGCCTGAGGGCCGCTCCGACTGTGCCGGCCTGAGCAGCCCCCGACTCGGCGCACCTCATCAACCAGAAAGCGAGGCCACCGATGGCCACCATCATCTCATCCGCCCCGAGAGGCGCTCTCGTCGCACCGACTGAGGTGGACTCCGCCCGCCGTGACGCGACGTTGGACGTGCTGATCCGGGCGACGACGCTGCCGCAGGTGTTCCGGTTCGCGGCCCGGCTGGTCGTGAAGAACGGTCATCACCAGGGCGACTACCTGCCGGACCCGTTCGACCGGCGTCTGACGTCGCTGCACATCGACCGGCCGCTGTCGATCGTGGCCGCGATCCGCGCGGTGGCGAACGGCAACCCGCACGTCACCTCGGCGCTGTCCGAGGCCGCGGTGAAGGTGCTGGCGCACAGGCTGCGGGTGGATGGCGAGGAGCCGTTCAACGAGGAGCCGTTCACGTTGGAGTGCCATGTCGCCGAGTGGGGCGACTGGGAGGACCGGACGGTCGAGTCGGTTGTGGCGGTGCTGGAGGCGGCTGCGGACGCTTCGGAGGTGTCCGCGTGAGCGCCCCGCTGGTGGTGACCACCACGGACGGGATGGTGTGGCTGCGTCGCGCGTCGACGCGTGGCGGGCTCGCCCTGTATGCGCCGGCGGCTGTGTGCTCGTGCCCCGAGTTCGTCATGGCGACGGAAGCCGAGCTGGCGGAGCACGGGATTGCGGGTACGGCGGATGTGCTGCCGGTGCCGGTGGGCCCCGGGCCGCAGGAGCCGAAGCCGATCGCCTACGCGAAGAAGGTGACGGAGGCGCAGCTGCTGCTCGCGCACCCGTCGGAGAAGCAGCGCGCGGCGGAGTGGCCGTGGGACATGTGGTGCCGCATCTGCCTGATCCGTCCGACGTCGCACCGTACGGAGGCGGACGCGCTGGAGGCCGCCGACCAGCACGTGAAGCTCTACCACGCTCCGGCGGCCGAGGTGCACAGGTTGATGTCGGCGGGTGGCCTCGCGGAGCTGGAGCGGCTGCGGGCTCGGGTCGCCGATCTGGAAGCCACTCTCCGCACGCTGAACACGCAGCGCGGTGACGTCGCCCAGCTGATCGAGCGGGAGCGCGGACACGGCGAGGACTGCGTCGACATCGACGACCTGACGGCCGCGCTGGTTCTCGGGTCGGACGAGCTCGCCGGGGCGGGTGAGCGCTGATGCCGCCCGAGTTGGTCAACACGCTCGCCGGGCTCACCCCGGTGCAGGCCGTCTTCCTCGCGATCGCCCTGTTCTCCGCGTCGCTGGTCCCGTGGTTCCTCCTCGTCGACTCCCGGGCGCTGCAGCAGTTCCTCGTGCACGCGGGTCATGACGTGGCGCGCTGGCGGGTCGCCTCGACTGAGGCGTTCCGGGACGCGGGCGCACTGCTTCTCCTCCTCACGACCCGCCCGAAGGGGGCCATGGCATGACCGACAACGACAAGACGGTGCGCGGCCCCATGTACGTGGAGGCGACTCCGCTGATGGTGACCGCCGATGTGGAGCCGCTCGTCGCCGCGAACGTCGCTGAGGTGCTGGACCTGCTCGCCTCGGACGCGTTCTTCGAAGAGTTCGTGGAGGCCGCCTCGATGGAGGTGACCGAGCACGACGGGCACGCGGCGGCGAGGCTCGCGTTCGAGTCGCTCACGGCCCGGCTCGTCGAGCAGTTGGCGACGAAGGTTGCCCTGACGGGGCCGCAGGCGATGCGGGTCGCGGGGCGGATGGCGAAGCTCGCTCAGCCGCTCGCTGCGAGGCACGCGGAGACGGCGGCGAAGGTCTCGCGGGGCGCGTCGCTGATCAAGCACCCGTCGCACGCGGCCACCCGCAAGCACCTCGCGGAGAACCCGCTGCCCGGCCAGCGCCAGGCAGGTGCGGCATGACCGTCGTCCGTTACCGCAAGCGCCCGATCGAGGTCGACACCATCCGGTGGACCGGCGACAACGAAGCCCAGGTCCAGGCCTTCACCGGCGGAGCCGCCACCTTCTACGCCCTCACCGAAGAAGACCGCGAAGGCTCCGGCGACCCGGAGGCCACGGCCGCCGTGTTCGACCGCCTGCACTCCACGTGGATCCTCGTCTACACCGGGCAGCACATCGTGCGCGGAGTACGAGGCGAATACCACCCGATCGCAGACGACGTCCTCACCGAGACGTACGGGCCCGCGACCGACCCGCCTCCCGGGCAGGCGTACGACGGCGAACTGCCCATGCTCCGCAGCCTGGTCCGCACGCTCCGCGTCGCCGCCCGCCAAGGCGACCTGACGGCCGTACAGCAGGCGCTGATCAACCACGCCACGGACGACGCCGCAGCCCGGGGGAAGAGCAGCCACACGGCCGACGCCACCCCCGCGCGGGGCCTCTCCGACGTCATCCACGCCGCGATCCGCACTTTCCAGGTCGACCGGAACAAGCCCGGCGGCTACGACCAGCAGCTCACCGCGCACCTGACGGCGGCGCTCGTCG